TCGCAACCAGCAATCATCTTCTCCACGCGCTCTCTGACCTGCGGCAACAGATCATCTAGACTGCGTGAGTTGATCATCCCTTGGTGACCATCCCGACGATACCGGCAATGCCTAGGCCAACTGTGACAATGTGTTCAGCCAAAGCAGGGGCAATAGGCACACCCAAAGCGGTCAGGAAAAGAATCGCACCGCGCCAGGTTGATGGCTCTCTTACTCGATCAAGAATATAGCTTCTCATGTCATCACCTTATCTGTTGTGCAGTCATAATGATGGAAGGAATCGCGGGATGAACAACTGGACTTGTTGCCGACGGTTCTGCCAAAAACTCCACATTGGCATTGTCTGACGAATACACCATTTCAACGTACTGACCTGCTGTTACTGACACAATAAAGTTCCAAGCCGCTACCTGATACGGACTGCTGCTAGAAATGGTTAGCCTAGTATCTGAATTGGCAATGTTAGTGCCATTTAGTCGAAACCAGATATTGATGGAACTTCCAGAACCACCGCCACCCTGGTGATGCGCTTGCGCTGAGAACTGGATGTTGTAGGTTCCAGCATTAGCAAAGGTCATACGGGATTTCTTATTGCTGGTGCCAAGTTCCATAGACACGCCATTAGCATCAGCGGTGTTCTCGCAGTACAGCAGTGTTGGCGTATTCACACCATCAGACTGTGTTGTAGAACTATAGAACGACCCATAATAGCCAGCAAACTGAGTCGTGTTATTGATTGTCAGACCACCGGCTGTTCGTAACATTAGACGCCATCCCCCGACACAATCGTGACAACGGCAGTGCCGCTGGCAGTTGCGCCAGTAAAGTATCTGTTAGCGTTAAGGGTAAAGACTTCTACCGAGTTTGGCATCAAAGTCAGCACCGACCCGTTTACTGTGGTGTTAGCCATTGTCGCAGCCGCAGCCGTTGTGCCTCCAAAACCAAGATAAACAACCGTATTGCCTTGGTTATGAACACGGTATTGGGTTGCACCAATAATGCTAGAAGTGGCTAAAACAGCCGTGGGTGGCGTTACCGCAGCGGTGAATGTAACCGTGTTCCCCATCGGGGTGAAGGCCATGATCCCCATTAGTACACCTTCTTACCGCCACCAGAAGTCGGGCTTTGCTTGCTGTTGTCGCTACCGCCAAAGTTAAAGGTGGAACGGAACCCACCCATAGGCACTTGACCTGGTTGCCAAGTCTGATATCGTTCTGTCGTATCAGATGGTTTCTGAGGACGGATAGCTTTCGCGTATTTCTGGCTGTAGTTCAGTTCTTCAGCCCCAGGTACGCTACTCTTGAGCGTTAGGTCTTTCTTGTCGCGCATCTTTATTCCTTTCCATTCTTATCAAAAGGTAGCTGAATAACGCAAACACGGCTAACGCTACCAGCCTCTCCCACATCAATCCCCACATTGTCCAGCAAGCGAGTGCGAAATTCAGGCACAAAGCCAGAATCACAAGCAATCTCTCGCTGATGACGCTCAAAGCCAAACGTACCAGTGAAATAGCATCCATACTTGTATCCCCTTTGTAAATGGATACTCATATCTTACTACTCATCCTCATCATCAGCAAACCCTGAACCCCAATCATCATCCGATATTCTGGCTTTTAGTTGCTCAAGTTTTAACGCTCTATCGATGATTTTTGACTTGTCGGTCAAACTGGCGGTTGGATCGGACATGGTGGCCTTCAGCAGATCACCGATTGCCCTCTCCAACTCTGGATTTATCCCCTTGGTCTTCTTGCTCATCGCTTGGCTTTACGCTTCTGCATGGGCTGTTCTGGACGCTTCATCTTACGCATCGGCTTAATCATAGTCGGAGGTGGTGTTTGATCACCAATACCGGCTTCTTGAGGTCTGTCATTGCGGATCATTTTCTTCCTTTCTTTGCTTTTCGAGCAACACTAAGAGCAATAGCCACCGCTTGCTTCTGTGGCCTCCCACGATTCATCTCACGACGAATGTTCTTACTAATCGACTTCTTACTAAATCCTTTTGTCAGCGGCATGATTACCTCCCTGGTTGCATAGAAGTTGGCTTGCCAGCACCTGTAAGCGCTTGGTAAGCAGTTAAACCCACCTGGGGCGCTACATAGGTCACAGCTAAATTCTTCAGGGTTCTGCCAAACAGACTAAGCTTTTGCTGCTCTGGCAGTGCCGAATTAGCAATAGCATCTAGCTGCTGGCTGATTTCGTTAATCTTATTAGTAGGCATCAAACCTGTTCTGGCTAACGAATCCTTCAGGCTAGTTTGCCAGAAACGCTGTGCGCCAAATACGCCCTGCTGCGCCCTGTCAGACATGACCTGACGAATAGCCTGTTCCAAGACTTGCTTACCATTAGGACTAGCCGCAATCGCAGGCGCAACCCGATCCCACAAGGTTCTGTCACCTGACGTAATGATCTCTTGGACACGGGCGGCAGGTTCAGCGGTACTCAAGATGGTAGAAGCTTCTTTCCTGGCTGCATCGGTAATCGCACCAGCAGCCTTCTCGCCTTCTTTAACCAGCCTACCAGCCTCTTTCTCACCAATATCTAGTGCCTTACCAGCTTCTCTACCAGCCTGACGCTCTAACGCTTCTTTCCTTGTCGCAACCTTGCCAGCACCCGCAGCCATGCCTTCAGCACGCTCTAGGTTCATAACGTAGTTGTTGGCGCTAGTTCTCACTTCCGGCAGGGCAGTCAGCCAATCTGAGTTCTGCTTGCTGGTTAGCCAATTCCTTGCTGCCTTGGCATCCATGTTGGCAAGATTCTTAGCCACATAGTTCTTGGCCTCTTGAAGAACCAGGTTCCGATCACCTGTTAGCGCAATAGCGTCTGCGACTGATTGCTGGCTATTGAACAGCGCAGCAGGCAATGACTTGGCATCGGCTTTGAACTGAGTCGGATCAATCCGATCCATTGCAGTGGCCTTTGCGCCAGCCTTAGTTCTAAACTTCTCTAGCAAACGTGACGCAATCTCATACTCGCTTTGCAACACATCATGCGCGTTACCTGCAAACTTAGACTGAATGTCGCTAAGTTTTGCGTAATACTCTTTAGCAATGTTGGAACCAATTGCAGAATAGCCCTCAACGTCCTTACCGAAAGCCACATCACCCAAGCGCCGACGCACATCATCCAGTGCATCAAACGAAGTGGGAAACGTCTTGTAAACAGGATTACCCATCTCATTGACGCCTACTTCCACACGACGCGCTGTTACTGCTTCATAGATGTTTTGATAAGCCTTCAACACGCCAGGCTCAGTCACCGGCGCTGTTTTCTGCTGTTGAGCGATTTGGCCTTTCAGCAACTTGTTACGGAGGTCTTGTACAAGCGTTTTGTATTCTGGCAACGATTCAACCAAAACACCTTGGCTTTCTTTTGCCGCTACAGCCTGATCACGCAAAGCCTTCTGCTGCTTGTAAGCCTCTGACCGTTCCAATGATCCAGTTTCAAACCTTTGCAAAATCCTGTCACGCAGTGTTGCACCCATTTGCGACAGTTCAACAGTTGCGTCACCTACCTCACGCAATCCACTCTTTGCTCTGTCTAGAAGCGTCTTTTTGGTTTCCTCTAACTCGCCTCTAGTAGCAGCCAGGCGAACACCCTTCTCACGTTCTTCTCTGGATACCTGCTGTGCTGTGCTGCGGACACCACTCGCCTGCGCTCCAGCCGTGCTTCTAGCTAAGTTGGCTTCCGCTTCTGCTAGATTAGTAGCCTTGCTAACAGAATCAGAAATGCTGTCGTAAATCTTTCTCTGAGCGTCAGTTGTGAAAGGTGACTTGCGGAGTTCTTCAATCCGCTGCATAACCAGTTCACGCTGCTTGCCTGCGAGATTAGCCACGCCAACATCTTGCATGACACTTCTCATCATATTGTAGGCAGTGCCAGCACCAGGTTTGACCATACTAATTAATGATCCAACACCTCTAGTGCCGCTAGTCACTGCTTCTAGTGGTAGCAGACCGCCGACAATCCTTGCGCTCTCCGCAATAGGTGGTGAAGCGCCAAACAACTCAGCCGCCTGGCCTGCTGTTTCACTTGTCAAGCCACCAAAGCCACCAGCCAAAGAACCAAGCGCACGACCTTTAGCGCCAGTCATAGACGGGGCTGCGGCCTTCATTGCTGTACCTGCGGCTCTTACTGGCGCATACGGAACCTTCTCTAATACTTGGCCTGCGCCAAAAGCAATCTCTGGCGAGAAAGCGCCAGCAGCCGTACCAAATGCGGTTGCGCCACCAATATCCATTAGACGATCGCCAAACGGCTTCTCAGGTGATGCTGTCGAGGCTTTAGGCGCTGAAGGCGCTTTAGGTGTCGGCAGGTCGCTGAA